GACGATCGCCACCGACTTCGTGTTGGAGCCGTTCGACGGGGTCGGCATGGACGGCAGCACCGGGTGGCCGTACAACCGGGTCGTCGCCGTCGGCAACAGGTGGTTCCCCGGCTGCTACAACCAGCGGCCCACCGTCCAGATCACCGCCAAGTGGGGATGGGCGACCACACCCACCCCGGTGAAGCAGGCGGTCCTCCTGGTGGCGGCCGAGTTGTGGAAGTTGAAGGACGCCCCGTTCGGGATGGTCGGCTTCGGCGACCTCGGCGTCCTCCGCGTCCGGGACAACCCCCGCGTCGTCTCCCTGCTCGCCCGGTACATGCACGGCTCGTTGGCGGTGATCGCATGACCAAGAAGACCGAACCCGAGGCCCCCGCCGAGGAGCCCACCGTGGTCGTCCACGACTACGACCCCGTCCGCCCCAAGGCCACCAAGAAGGCCAAGGACGACGAGGCGGACGAGTGAACCTCGGTGACATCAGGGTCGCGCTCGCCGACCTCCTCAACACCATCCCCGGTGTCCGTGGCTACCCCCGCCGCGTCGACAACTACGCCACCTCGACGGGCGACGGCCTGTCCGCCGTGATGGTCGTCCCCGGCAACCCGTACGTCGCGTACTACGAGAACGGCACCATGACCGGCAGCGTGGTCGGCGGGCTCGGCACGGTGCGCATGATGCTCCAAGTCCGGGTCCCCCGGGCCGACGAGGTGTCCGCACAGATCCGGGTCGACGAGCTCATCTCGAGCGGCACCGGCGAGGCCCGCAGCATCTACGACACGATCCGCCCCGCAGACCTGCAGCAACGCCTCGGCGGCCTCGTAGATGACGTGAGCGTGGTCGCCGCCCGTGTCGGGATCGTCGAAGAGCAGGACGGCCTCACCTACGTCGGCGCAGACATCGACCTTGAGATCATGGCCCGGAGAGTGACCTGATGGCGACCTACGTCGCAACCGCCCACAAGATGTTCCTCGGCGGCCTCGACATCTCCTGCTTCGCCAACAGCCTCGAGCTGAACCTCACCGCCGACCCCGTCGAATGCACCACCTTCTGCTCCGCGGGGAGCCGTGAGTACAAGCAGGGGTTGAAGCGGTGGGACTCAACCTTCGACGGGTACGGCGACTTCGCCGCCGCCGGCGTCACCACGTCGCCGCTGGTGCCCGGCGAGGTGATCGTCCCCGCTAACCACGGTTCGCAGTTCAACACCACCTGGGCGCCCGTCGCCACCGAGGGTTCGTTCTGCTACATGGCGGACGGCGTCCTCGCCGACCTCACCCCCATCGGCGGGACCGTCGGCGAGATGGGGATGCTCCACGGGGTGTTGATGCCCGCCGACCTGGCGGTGCAGCACAAGATGGTCCACGGCCTCCTCGAGGCGAACCGAACCGTGTCCTCGAGTTCGAACACGACGGGGGCCAACACCCTCGGAGCGGTGAGCGCAACGCAGCGGGTCTACGCCAGCCTTCACGTCTTCACGCTCACCGGCACGTCGCCCACGTTGGACGTGATCGTGCAGTCCGACACGGTCGGCTTCGGGTCGCCCACCGACGTGATCACGTTCACGCAGGCCACCACCCGGTCGGGTCAGTGGTCGTCGGCGGCGGGCGCGATCACGGACACATATTGGCGCGTTAAGTATACCCTTGGTGGATCTGGTGGTCCTACGGCCACTTTCGCTGTGAGCATCGGGATTCTGTGAAGCGGCCAGCGCCCGCTCTTCCTGAGGTTGCAGTCGCCGCAGATGGGCCGGAGGTTGCACAGCATGTGCGCTCCGCCCTTACTGACGGGCTTGACGTGGTCGACCTGTTCGTAGGGTCCGCGGCAGATCCAGCATCGGTGACCGAACATGGCCATCCGCTGGTCGATCTCCTTCGGTCCGAACGCCCCGATGGTGGCACCGCGGAGTCTGGCTCGCCGGCGGAGCACCGTGGCACGGCCGACTTCGGGGTGGGCCTTCGCCCAGGTTGCCGCCCGGTCGATGACGGCTCGTCTGCGGGTCTCGTCGGCGGCAACGTAGTCGTTGGCTGCTTGGGCCTTGCAGGCCTTGCAGATCCGGACTCTTCCGAATCGGGCTCTCCGGTCGACACCGAAGTCGACCAGTCGCTTGGCCTCGCCGCAGCGGGTGCAATCCATGGTCTCCGGCGGGGGTTCCGCCAGCCACGCCACCCGCTTGGCAGCTCGCACGATCGCCCGCTCCGCGGCCAGCTGGGCGTTTCGTTTGGTGTAGCGGTCCCTGTACGCATCCGGGTTGGCGACTCGCCACGCTCGGGCGTACTCCCGGTCTCGGGCCTTCTCAGCCTCGGACTTCGTCCGCTTGGTACCGTCGTGCATGTCGACGCCTTCCGGGGTGTCGGCCACGGCCGGGGCAGCTCTAACTGCGCCCGGCCATCCGCATGTCGGTCGTCATTCTACCCCTCTGAAAGCAAGGAGAACTGATGGCCACGTACGTGGTGACAGCGCAACAGATCACTATCAACGCGATTGATATCACCACCCTCGGCTACGTCCGCTCCGCCAGCCTGGAGTTGACCGGCGACCAGGTCGAGTTCACGAACATGGCGAGCTCGGGCAGCCGGGAGTTCAAGCTCGGCTTGAAGACCGGGACCCTCAACGTGGAGTTCTCCGAGGACTTCGCCAACAGCGCCTCGGCCACGGACCAGTTCCTGTGGGGCCTGTTCAACACGGGCGCCAACATCGCGTTCGAGCTCCGTCCCACCAGCGCAGCGGTGAGCACGACGAACCCGAAGTACACGGGGTCGGTTGTGCCGGTCAACTACTCGCCGTTCACCGCTTCGGTCGGCGACGGCGCCACCACCAGCATCTCGTGGCCGACCACCGGGGCAGTCTCCCGCGCAACCGCCTGACGCCGGATGGCGACGTCGACGGTCAAGGTTGAGGTCGACGGCCTGAAGGAAGCTCGCGCTGCGGTGCGGAAGGCTGGCGGGTCGCTAGAAGATCTGGAAGGCGTGAACCGCACTGCGGCTACACGCATCCAGAAGCGCGCCATCGAGGAAGCCCCGCACCGGACGGGGAAGCTGCAGCGGTTCATCGAGGTCGGCGCCGACGACAAGCGGGGCATGGTCATAGGCCAGGCCAGGGCGTTGCCTTACTTCGGCCCGATCCACTTCGGTGACGTGACCAGGAACGTCGCGAAGGGCAAGTCCCGGAAGGGCGCCCAGGAAGCGTTGGGCGGGGTGTTGACTCGCCGGTCGATCAACGCTTCGGTGCGTCGTGGGAAGGCTCGCACCTACTACTACCGGGACAAGACGACCGGGTACCGGGAGATCACCCGCAAGCTCGGTGGGCAGCGTGGCGGGCCGATCAAGCCGAACGCTTTCATGTACCGGGCAGCGGACAACGGGGAGACGTTGGCCGCGGTCTACAAGGACTACGAGAAGAAGGCCGACGAGATCGCCAAGGCCCTGTCGTGGCAGGCGGGTGTCTTCTAGATGTCAGCCCGCGACATCGTCATCAACCTCGTTACCAAGTCCGACAAGAAGGGCCTGGCCGAAACCGAGAAAGGCCTCAAGGATCTCGACGACAAGGCCGAGAAGGCGGGCGGCAAGTTCGGCGGCCTATCAGGCCTGCTCGGGAAGTTCGGCGACAACGTCGCCAAGGACCTGACCGGCAAGCTCGGTGTCGCCGGCGAGGCGTTGGACAAGACCGAGATCGGGCTCGGCGACATGGCGGGGAAGACCGCTGCCGCCGGCGCAGCGATCGCCGGGTTGGGTGCGTTCATCGCTGGCGGTGTCCAGAAGCTCGGCGAGCTCTACGACAACACGAGGAACTTCAACGAGGTCGCTGGGACCACGTGGGAAGAGGGCTCGAAGCTGATCGCGGTGTTCGACGACTTGCGGGTGTCGTCGGACGAGGGTGCGTCGGCGATCGGGAAGTTGACGAAGACGGCGGGGACGTCGCCGGACACGTTCAAGCAGTTCGGCATCGAGATCGCCCACGCGAAGGACGGGACCGTCGACATGACGGGCACCCTCGCCAACGTGGCCGATGCGTTCCAGAACACGAAGGACCCGGCGCAGCGGGCGGCGATGGGTACCGCCCTGTTCGGGAAGTCTTGGGCGA